ATCACTGCCCTTTGCATCAGAAGCAATTGACAAATTTTCGAACTTCTCAAGAACTGTTCCTACAGTTCCAGTAAACGCTCCGACTCCATCGACTACAATTACGTGGACTTCATCAAACGTTGCACCCTTGGCAGCAGCATAGTCAGAAGTTCCTGGCGCACTAGCGAAACTTGCAGCGTAATCCCATGTATCAAAACCAGAATGGTCACAGATTGAAACAATTAGACCGTTGCCCTTTGTTCCAGGATACTTTGCAGTGAATTCCATACCCTGATCACCAGCGCTGAAACTGTCTTCGTAGACATCTCCGTTTGGAATATAGACTGCAGTTTGACCGCATCCGACAGCGTTTCTTGCTGCCGATCCGCATGCACGAACGAGTTTAAGGTTAGTAGTATATGCGAGGAAGTTTGCAGCAGAGTAGAAATCTACTGCGTTAGTTGCTGTTGGACCACTGAACCTACTTACGAGTTCGTTCTCGGACGTAATAGTAACGATTTCTTCCGCTGGTCCCCAATTGAAATTACCTACGAATGCGCCAATAGAAGTCGAAACTGCTGGGACAACATTAGTAAGGTCTTGTTCTGTAACTAGGACTCCAGGCGATAACTGAAAAGCCATGTTTTATTCTCCTTGTGTTAAAATGATCAGTTTCATCTTGTCTTTTATTTATAACTCGTGTATTTTGTGTTTATCGATACGACGTATCGACTTTCCAATAATCACCCCCAGCAATAAACACTTCATCTTCTCTTCCATTAACAATAATACCGAAGGGAGTAAGTTCTTCTTCAATCTGTCTCATTTGGGTGTCATACAATTTTTCACGAATATCTATATCGGTTAAGTCTTTAAAGTAAGTATTTGTGGTTAACCATCCGAACAGTACTAGGCACATTGCTAAGTCGTCATGATAACCTTCGTCTGCTTGATACGATCCTGCTTTTTCAATAAACGTTGACAATTCGCTAATGGTATCAGCATCAAAAATTTGTAACTTCATTTCTTCTAGTAACGACTTAAACGTAAAACAACCCTGTCTCTTAACTTGCTTTGACATTCTGACACCAAAGGTAGTCGTTCTACCAAAACCTGGAGACAGATATTGTTTGTTCGCATCTCGAGCAGTTGTAAGAATATTATCATATTCTAAGTCGCTATGTAAAATATCAGCGACTTGCTGCCCAATATCATTTACTTCAATCAATACGTGTGCGGAATTATAATCTCTCGCTACTTTATTTATAATATTGGGAAATAAGAGTGGAGCAATCTTATTGTCTCTGTATTTGGCAACCATCTTATATGGAACAGATGTAACATCAATTACGACTGCTGTTGAATAGTCTCCGCCGATACCTCTTGCAGTATCAACAGTCATCGCATATGTTCGTTCAGGCATAGGTTCTTCAAAAATATCCAATCCATCTTTAGTATAGACTGGATCAATAGAACTCATATTGCCGAGAGTCTTAGAATTAATAAGCGTATTGCTCGAACCGAGGAAGTTACACATAACTTCCTGATTGAATTTTAATTCACCGAGTAGTCTTAGTTGTTCTTCTGCCCATGCATCATCACGTCCTGGAATTTCAGTATATGGAATGAACATTGGCACAAAACCATTTGCACCCTTTTCTGCTTCATTCCAGAATTTCCAGAAGTGATTATATCCCATTGGAGTTGAGGTCAGAAGAATCTTAGTTGTTTGACCCGCAGAAATTGTAGGATAAACTGAAGCGAAGAATTGCTCAGCAACCGTGTTTGGAATAATCGCTGCTTCATCGATATACAACCAGTTAACAGACTTACCACGAATACCGCTGGTAGTTGTTGCTGAGGTAAATATTTTCGATCCGTTTTCTAATTCAATATCACCCTTGTTCCAAGTCTTAACACCTTGTTGCATCCAGAGTGGTAAGTTTTCATACATGCCTTGGTAACGAGACATAACTTCTCTCGCAGCAGCAGTTTTGTTGGCCATGATAGCAACTGTTTTGGATTCTTGAAATAGTGTATACCAAAGAATGCATGCAGCGGATGTAATGGTTTTACCCTGCTGGCGACCTTCCATCAGAATCGCTTTACGATTGTCCAGAATGTGGGCGACTTTTCGCTTCTGACAATCGTAGAGTTTAAATAACTGAAGACCGTGGTCAAGAGTAACGATTTGACAATAGTTCTCAATAAAATAAATTGGATCTTCTTGGCACATCTCAAGTTCTGCCAACTGCTCAATCGTAAAACTATGTTTGTACCCGATCGGTTTTAAATTAATATTACCGTGGTATGAGGATTCTTCTTCACTCATGATCAATAATCTTTGTTCTTTCTGCTTTCAATGCCTTTAATAGATCTGATGTAGACCCAGCAAAAACAATATTATTTTGGGTCTCAATATTACCTTTTGATGGTTGCTCTTCGCGCAGTTTCTTTTTCTTTGCTTGAAGATCTAATAGATCCTTGGCAGTGTCACCAGTGGTTTTAATCAACTGACCGACAACTTCATATGCACGAGGACTGTCACTGGCAAGAGCAACACCCAACATTCCATCAAGTGCTTGTTGACTTTTGTCGATGAGAGTATTAAGTTTCTGACGGGCAACTTGATAATCGTCTTCGATATCGTCGCCCGTGGGGATGTACGCAACAGGAACTTGAATTGGTGGAGCAGGTGGGATGACTACTGCGGTAGATGTTGGCGCAGACTGAGTCCCAAAAATCTCATCTAATTTTTCATAGTTATTCGAAGAACTCATCAAATGTCTCCACATAGTCCCACGTACCAATTTCTGGTGTTACGTCGGATGGTGTTGTTGTCACTGTATATCTTTGCCCGTTATTAATATCTGCTATGTCATTTGCGTATGTATTTGCAATAGCAGTTCTAATGATACCTTGCAGTTCGACTGGTCCATAGAAATTCAATCCAAGTTTGAAATTTAAAGTCCAGATAACTGACTGCCTCTGAGCATAATCGCCTTCGTATTGATCTTCATAATCAATTCCTTCCATCGTTATTTGCAAGTCGCGTTTGATACCCATCTCTGGAACATCATTAATCGTAACACAAAAGTCTGGATTGAAGAATGGTAGAATCTGCTCAATAATTTGTAAACCATCATCTTGATTCTTTGCAAAAATATACAGAGAAATAGACATATCATATGGAGTGCTTGTAAACTGACTGCGTAACTTATTTGTATCGTCGCCAGCGCCTACTGCAATGTTTTTTGTCAGTATGTTAATCTTACGAGTTGGATTGTAATTGAGTCCAGTGATTTCAAACCCAATTCTTGGTAGTGTAATTGCTATGCTTGCAGGATCGATAGTAGGAACTGAGGCAATACGAGCAAGGAATTTTTGTTTAGTCGAGTATGCCAGCGGAACACGCAGACTTTGTGCATATTCTCCCTCAGAGTTTTTGCGTTGCACAACTATGTTGTTGAAGATGGTACCAAAGGCAATAATCGCTTTACGAATATGCGAGTGATAGAAAAATTTACCAGCGAACATTAGTTCCTCACCAACACTTCGCCGAATGGATTGATAGACGTAAAGTCTATAATTCCATCATATGCAAGATTGTCAAAGTCTTCATTGTTCGCCAGCGGGTCAATTTCGGTTACCGAATATCCTGCCAAGATTAGAGAATCACCAGAGTTTAGCAATAGATCATCGCCACCCTCAAGTAAGAACTGGTATGCATATTGATCTTCTGACTTATCATCGATAGCATCGATTTCTGCATTCCCAGTAGTAAATCTTTCAGAACTGTATTCAAAGACTTCACACTTCAGTTTGAATATGTTAATCTTACCGAGTTGGTAAAACGGATTAAGAAAATCAACATACTTAATTTCAAAGAACGTCTTAGTTTTTGGAAAATAAAGGATGTCACCTTCTGATGGTCTTGTTGTCAGTTGCAGATCTTCAGCGTTGTTTGCGACAGATTCTTCCCAGCGTCTCTTAGAAACTACGAAAGTTGCTGATGCTCTAAACTCAAATCCGAACTTGGTGAACAGATCGCCTTCACCTTCAAATCCTTCTACGTTCTCTAGATACATTTCCAGAGGATAGAATTGACTGAAGTATGATAGCGGATCTTCGCCGAAAATTGGGTCTTTGTTAGCAATAGTTCTTGGAAGATAGTAAACGTCGTGTCCATAAATCTTCAGACTTTCAATGACAAGATCCTCCACCAAACGTTGTTCGTTTGTGGTTCCCGATGTATTGCCAGATTGAAAATAAAAATTCGTTGGCATCTCTTATCCCGTATAGAAATCGACAGGAAGTTCTGACTTCAATTGCATTTCAGATTCGATTTGTTTAATCTCGTCGACTGCTTCGTCATAAACTTGTTGACCGTTCAGAAGAACACCACCTGGAAGTTGAATTCCTCCAAACTTCTTCATGTTCTCACCCCATTGACGCTTGATCAATGCAGTGGTATACATCTTTAGGAACATGTCATTATAGACTTTAGTGTATTCTGCTGGATCTAGAATGCGATAACACTCAACGATAATGTAATCACCGACTTGGAATGTCTCTTTCCAGTTTACGTCGATATAAAGTTTATCTGTTTTTCTATTAAATCTAATCGAACGCTGTCCAGGGAAAATCTGGTCATACATCTGTAGAGTTGTTTTAACTTGTGCATAGTAGATAAGGTCTGCTGCCAGAAGATTATACATGTCATTGAGTCTAAACTGATAGACCAAGTTGAACATGTTGTTTGGGTTTTCCATACCATCGCTAGGAGCATTGAAATTGAACAACTTGATGATGCCAATTACTGCGTCTGGAATGGGAATATACTGGTTATCTAAATCACCAGCAGTATAAAAAAGAGAAGATGCAAGCGTACGAGTAAATCCTGAAGTC